CTGGGCCTTATTTTTTCACACTTGTCCCAGGAATACCCAGACATGGACCTGGAAGCGTCGACAGGTTACGACCACAAGGAAATAATAAAGTTCATGCCAGACGGCGGTGACACCTGGGAAGACGAGAGCTACGACGCCCCTGCAGAATACCAGGCCATAGAAGAGCCAGTGACCCAGAGGGGCGACCTTTGGCTATTAGGCAACCACCGCCTACTCTGCGGAGACAGCACCAACCCCAGGGACGTGGCCACATTGATGAACGGCAAGGAAGCAAAGCTCTGCTTCACAGATCCACCATACAACGTGAACTACGACCAGAAGAACGGAAGCCCCAGGAAGCAAGCCCCCAAGAGCGGCCTGAAGAACAACACCATCATGAACGACAACATGAGCAGGGCCGACTTCAAGCGATTTTTAGACAAGGTTATCGCCTCGATATTCGCAGTCAACCGGGGACCCGTCTATATTTGCATGAGCTGCAAGGAATGGGCCACCGTTATGGGCGCATTCGAGGAAGCCGGGGGCCATTGGAGCAGCACCATCATCTGGAATAAAAGCAACTTCGTCCTCTCCAGGAAGGACTACCACCCGAAGTTTGAGCCGATCGTGTACGGATGGGCCGAGCAGGAAGAGTTAAACCCGGACTTCCAGCCGATATTATACGGATGGAAGGAAGGCCACGAAGTACGCCACCTCATCACCAGGAGCGAGAGCGACGTCTGGGACGTGGCCAAACCAGGCAGGAACGTAGATCACCCCACCATGAAGCCCATAGAGCTGGTGGGCAGGGCCATAAAGAACAGCAGCGAACTAAACGACATTGTCGTCGACTTTTTCCACGGTTCAGGCAGCACCACGATGGCAGCGGACCAGCTCGGCCGCATTTGTTACGGCATGGAGCTCGACCCGAAGTACGTCGACGTAGCCGTGAAGCGCTGGGAAGAGGCCACAGGCAAGGAAGCCGTCAGGATCCCGAACCCCAACAACAACCTAGCCGACCCGGAGCCTTTACAGCCCGGACCTGGTAACAAAGACCAGGGACCTGGTAACGAAAACGGTAACGAAGAGCAGTGGTCTGGTATAGAAACTGATAACGAAGGGACATGGACGGTGAGCCAGACATGACCCTGCCACACCTTGAAATCCACAGCCGGGGAACAGGCAAGGACACCAGCGTCAGAATAAACGGCGACCAGCAGAAGGGAATAACCAGCATATCACTGGAAGTAGCCGGAAACAGCATGGTAGAGGCCCACGTTTCATTTATTGAACCGACCGTGGACTACGAAGGGGAAGCCGTTTTATTAACCACAGTGGACGGCCACACATACGAGCTGATCCCCAGAGTGACCAGGGGGACACCGGCCAAATGTTGAACTACCAGGCCCTGGGAAGCAACGACGAGATGAGGCACAGGCGCCTCACCGTCCTGCGGTTTATGCTTAAGGGAGCAGAACCCCCGGAGATTGCACACCAGATGGGAAAGCCGGTTAAGACGGTTTACAACGATATCGCCCACCTGAAGAAAACCCAGATTTATGGCGAAGAGAGCATCGAGATCATAAGGGACCAGGGCAACAGCTTCTATGAGCAAAAAATAAGAGAGTTGGAAGGCCAGATCGCCAGGCTACCAAACAGAACCCCAGAGGATATCCTGAAATTCGGAAACATACGCCTGGGACTTGAAAAACAGATACTAGCCTGCAAGGAGAAGAGCCTGCAGCTTGCCGGAGCGTTCCAGGAGACCGTGAACCACGGCGGCCAGATAGACCTAGTCTTTGAGGAAGTGGATGGCGGGGCACGTACTGACCAGGAAGAAGGCGACCCTTTCAGCACATAAGCCAGGGAAACCACAGGTTAAGGTCCAGGTAATAAAGACCTTCAACCAGGCATGGGTGCGGAACCCAGGGGGCCGTTTCTTCGTATTTTACGGCGGAGCTGGATCCGGAAAGAGCGTAGCCGTTGCACAGCGGATATGCCGAATATTATTAAAGGCAAGGGGCTGCCGGATATTGGTAGCCAGGAAGACCCTGCCGTCCTTGAGGATTACGGCCTACCAATTGATTAAGGACACATTGAGCGCCTGGAAGATAAAGTACGACGAAAACAAGACCGCCCGCATTATTCAGGTCGGCCCCAATCAAGTTTATTTTAGCGGCCTAGACGACCCGGAGAAGATCAAGTCGGCCGAATTTAACTACGTTTGGATAGAAGAGGCAACCGACGTCAAAAAAGAAGACTTCCTCCAGGTCAACCTGAGAACCAGGAGAAGGAACGCAGACGGCCCAAATCAAATTTATTTAAGTTTTAACCCGATTGACGCCCATCACTGGCTAATAACAGACATAGTGGAAGGCCCCAGGAAGGACAACACCATCATCCACCACAGCACCTACCTGGACAACCCCTACCTGCCCCAGGATTACGTGGACGAATTGGAGAGCCTGCAGGAGCGCGACGAGAACTTCTATCGCATTTACACCCTGGGACAGCCCGGCGTTTTGAAGGGCCTCATATACCAGAATTACGACGTGATCCCCTGGCCAGCAAAGGCAGGCCACCCAACCAGGGACGCCGACATGATGGGCCTCGACTTCGGTTTTAATAACAAGATGGCCCTCATCACCATTCGATACATAGAAGGCGAGTTCTACCTCAAGGAACTTTTTTATGAGAGCGAAAAAACCACCCAGGACCTGATCGCATGGATGAAGAAACACCTACATAATAAAAATATTCCAATTTATGCAGATGCAGCGGAGCCGGACCGAATAGAAGAGATCCGGCGGGCCGGATTCAACGTATGGCCAGCACGCAAGGAAGTGGTCCCAGGGATAGACCACATTAAGGCCCAGATATTGCACATCAGCTCAGACAGCCCGAACACCATTAAGGAGTTCAGGAACTACAAGTGGCGCGAGGACAAGGACGGGAACACACTCGACGAGCCGGTAAAGTTCATGGACCACGCCTGTGACGCCATACGATACGCAATTTATACAGCCAAGGCAGGAAGCGAGCGCGTACCAATTGAAGCCCTGAAGAGCGAGACCCAGATCCCAGACATGGACCCCTGGGACGATTACGGGGACTACGACCAAGACCTGCCGTTCTAGGCCAATATTGCAGCTGCCGAATGACCCAACCAGGACAGCCAGTGGCCAGGACCAGGACAAAGTCAGGAGAGCAGCTGCGAGGATATCCACCGGGGACCAGAAACGGGAGCCTGTGGGCAAAAAGGCAAGTTACAAAATTAGCAAAACATAGGAGAAACCTGAACCCACTCAACAGAGGTAGAATAGGAGCCCGGAGGCCTTGTCAAATTGGGGTCATGAAAGCGTTTTTTCTTTTGGGGTCGATTGGATTTAGACATTTATCCGGCGTGTCGTAGATTCAGGTCGTATGATTTAATTAACAACAATACTATAAAAATTACACGCCGACATTTAAAACCTTAGCATACACGACACACGAAAGGAGACCCACAATGGCAAAAGATAACAAGAACAAGGAGACTGAGGCAAAGCCAGTCACCGGAAAAGAAGCGGGCGATGTATTCATCACCGGCACGGGAGAAATCTACCGGACCCCCACCATCACGGCGGAAAAATTGAAGAAATACATGAAGAACTACTACGGCGCAGGCATAACCAGGAAGCTGCGGGCCCTATTCTTCGGCGACGTCCTGGAAATTGCAGTAGAGGACGAAGACGGGGACGTGGACGAGGACCTGACAACCGAAATCGAGAACATGTGCAAGGCCAAAGGCGTGCGATTATACGACAAAATAAAGATTGATTGGAGCGACCGGTTCTGGTTCGGGGAGAGCTTTTTTAATACCGTATGGCAGCAGGATGGGGCCCGATATTACATCGAGAAGATAAGGCGCCTACCCCCTGAGAGCTTCGACACAGCACCCACAGACATCGACGACGGCGACGTGGCCGGGGCCATATTGAAGGGCGTGGTGTACAAGACCAAAGACCAGGAGATCCACTACTACCAGACCAACAGCGACGGGGACACCAACGAGCTGCAGGAGATACACGCCATCAAGAACCCGACCTGCACAGAGGTCGCAGGCGAGCCGGAAATACTACCCCTCACAAGCATTTTAACCATGCTAGACTTCGCATGGAAGAGCCAGATGCAGACAGTAAACCGCATCGGGGCCCCTATTATGATGTTGAGGATAGTAAACCCCACAAAGGACGACATCGAGTACGGAAGGAAGGTCGTCCGCAATTGGGGAAAAGACACGGCCTTTGTATTGAGGGACAACATGGAAGTCGTCAACCTTCCAATGAAAGAAGGAACGGTAAGCCTGGACACAATAGACAGATTAAGCGATATGGTCCTGGATTATTGGGTCCCAACCAGCATGATCGCGAAGGAAGGAAGCCTAATCAGCAACGGCGGCGGTTCCGAGTTAGAGCTTTTATACACATACATTGCAGGGATACACCGAGACATTGAGAGCGCCTGGGAAGAGATCCTGCAGCAATACCTGGACGCCAACGGATACGAAGGCTACAGGATAAACCTCACCATCCCGGACCCGGTCGTGGACAACCAGGAGCTGAAGATTAAGCAGGCAGAGGTCGGGGACAGCACAGGAACCCTGGACATTAACGAAATAAGGGAACGCCTGGGAGCCGAAGAGAGGGGCGAAGAGGACCTGAAGCTACTCCCAGCATACAAGAAGTACCCCAGGGAAGGAGAAGACGGCGAGATCGAGGACCCCAACCAGGGCGGCGCCTTTACGGATCCGGCCCAGGAAGAGAACACCCCCCAGACCCCCGAAGCCCAGCAACAGCCACCAGGACAGAACCCACAGCTACCGGCCCAAAATACCCAGCTCCGGAACAATAAAAAGAAGACCGGGACCAGCAACGCCACACAGGCCGCAATAATGGCCAAGGAACAGGCCGAGCTTGTGGACGCAATAGACCGCCTGGCAGACGGCGTCCTGGCCCTGATTTGAGGGAAACATGGCAGCGGAGCTATCGACCAGCCAGATGGTCGCAATAGACGAGCTCGTCCGGAACTTCCAGGAAGAGCAGATCAGCGTTTTAACCAGGAACGCAGCAGCGGCACATGTAGTCGGGGACGTGCAGGCACACAAGGCCCTGGGCTTGAATATCAAGCAATACATGGACCTGATAAACGAAGAGGCAGCCAAGTATGCCAAGAGCTACGCCAAGGACCTGGCCAAGGGCGGAACATACATCCAGGGGAAGTGGGTCCCCTGGTTGGCAGACAGGACCAAGGAAGATCGGGAGAAAATAGCCTCGATTATTCAGCAGGGCTACCTGCAGGGGAAGGCCACAGGGAAAACGCAGTACCAGAAGGCCGGGAAATACGGCCTGTACCCGAAGAACAGCATCGCCGGGGACCTGCAAGAATATTTTAACCAGCGAAGGAGCCACGCAGCCACCGTAGCCAGGACAGAAATCGCCAGGATACAAGTGGCAGGCAGCCTGAACCGATACAAGAAGCAGAGCGTGAAGAAGGTCCTCTGGCTAACATTCGAGCCCTGCGACGTTTGCGAGCAATTCAACCGCAGGGTGTACGCCATTAACGACATGCCCAGGGAGATCCCGGTACACCCACACTGCAAATGCGCCGTGGCCCCCGTAGCGGACGAGGTCCCGACAGGACCAGCTCCGGAACAGAAGGTCCCGGAAGGATTCGAGGAACCCCT